TCTGCTTGCTGATTGCTGCCAGCTCGCCTCTTTTTTCATGGAATCGGTTGTTTTTTAATTCTTTCATGTTCATTCTCCTTTTTCCAAATCATCCAGCCGGTGGTTTGCCACCTTCACTTTTTCTTCCAAAACAGTCTCCCGCTCTTCCAGCTTGTAAGTCCGCTCTACCACCTGGTTGTGCTTGTCCACCCGCCGTTCCAGCTCCTCCAGCCGGTAGGCAATGAGCGCCGCACTCTTCCGGTTGGCAAAGTACGCTCCCAAAAGCGTCCCCGCCAAACTCAACACCGCCACAAGAATCGTCTCTGTCACCGCTCTTCCCGCCTTACCTGTACACCTGCCCGGTCAGCTGCTCGTACTGCTCCTTTGTGATAACGCCCTTTTGGACCGCCATCTTGACCATGGGGAGGCTCCAAAGCCCGGCCTCAAAATAGTACTTGATTCTCTCAAAGCTCATTGCGCTGCCTCCTCATCCGGTAATGTCATCATGTTCTGGTACTCCATGCTGGCTGCAATGCTGGCCAGGCTCGCCGCCGTCAGCTCTTCATTGCTGACGCCTTCCTTGGGCGCATTCTGGGCGTCTTCAAAGGCTTCTATCACCGCCAGCTTGTCCTGGTCGGTTTTGCAGGCGGAAAAGTCCGCCCCCTGGGCCTCGTACATCTGCACCATCTGGCCCAGGGTACCAAAGAATGCGCCGTTAATTTCCCCCGCCGCACAGACCACGGTGATAGACTCCAGCCCTGCCACCGGATAACGGTCTATCCACTGCTGGGCCGTCAGCACCTCGCCAATGGGCGTAATGATTGGGTCTTGCTTGTTCCAAATCGCATATCTGCTCATGTTTTATTCCTCCCATTTCTTCAGTTGTCTCATGCCATAAATGCGTCTACTGTTTCGTTAGCTCCAGCGCTATATCCGCCTGCAAACAAAGCGTATTGCCCCACTGTCGCAGCCGCCGGTCTTTCCCTCGCCGAGTTCAGATTGAAGGTAGCGCATCTCGTCAGAGAGCCATCGAAAACATCTGTTATTGTACTGCGTGTTGCAGAAGCATTGCTCCCTCCGGCAAACAGAGCAACCCCCCCAATGCTGATGCCCGCCAATCTGTATCGCGCCGCACTCAAATTTGCTGGTGTGGTGCGAGTCAACGATTGGTTGTAGGCATCTACGCTGGCCTGTGCCGTATTATTGCCCCAATTTTGGCCTCCCGCGAAGAGTACATAATTCTCAATGCCTGTCCCCGCCAGATTCGCTCTTGTTGTACTCAGACTTGTTGCCACACTTCTGGTTAGAGACCCATTGTAGGCGTCAACCGTATCGTATCCTTTATTGCTGTTGTCATTACCCCCTGCAAATAAGCAATAGCTACCTACACTAGCTCCGGCCAGACTGTGGCGAGCGATGCTTAAACTCGTGCATGTGGTGTGGGCAAGAGATGTACTATAAGCATCTACCGCTTTAGATGTGTTTCCGTAGGTGCCCCCGGCAAACAGGCAGTAATTACCCACACTGGCCCCAGCCAGCATTTTACGCGAATCGCTTAGCTTTGTCGGTCTGCTGCGGGTTAAAGATTGGCTATAGGCATCTACTTCGGTAGACGTATTGTCTCCCTCGTCTCCGCCTGCAAATAGACAATAATTACCAACCATTGCTCCTGCCAGGTCATCGCGAGCCGTATACAGGCCGGTTGGTGTTGTAAGGGTCAAATTTTTATCATAGGCATCTACAGCAACTCTATAGGAGTTGGTATATCCCCCTGCAAACAAACAGTAGTTTCCTACACTAGCTCCGGCCAGACTGTAGCGAGCCGAACTCAAGCCCTGTACTTTTCCAAAGTAGACAATCTCTCGTTCTGTCCAGCAGGGCCTCGCCACCCCGCCCACGCCAATGTAGGCCTTTTTGATTTTGTGGGCAACACCATCTACCCCGACATAGCCCTTTTTAATCTTCCTTGCTATGTTGCCTACGCCGATATAAGCTCCTTTAGCCATATCTGCACACCTCACTCGTAGACAAAGTAGAGTTTGCCGGTTTCAAGAGAAGAAGTCCCTGCCGTCAAATCTGCCGTACCATAGCTGTAAGCCGGTGCAACGTCCAGGCCCGCCAGGACCGCCTCCACATTGGGCGTGTCCGCCACCCCATACTGGGCGGCCAGCTCTGCTGAGATTGGTGTGTTTGCGGCGGTTATCTCCAGATTCGTCCTGGCAGCTTTCGCAGTCGTCGCCCCTGTGCCACCGCTTGCAATCGGCACTGTGCCCAACAAATCTGTCGCATTTGGTTGTGTCTGCCCCAACGCGACCCAGTTTGTGCCATTATATTGGAGCAAAATTGGTCTTCCGCTGCGAAGCCAGCTTGCCAACATAGCTTGTGACGAACCTACTGTTTGGCTGGAGATATAGCGCCGAATCACTTTTGCGCCCAGTCCATTGACATCTAGGGTCGGCGTTGTTGACGTGCTGATTGTATGGGGAATAATGGTAATCATAAGGCCATTGTACAGCTCCGTAATACCTGGCACCTGAGCCGTATACGCCTCGCCAGTTCCTTCCGTGGTGACGATAGGCGGCTGTGTGGAGGCAATTGAGAGCTGCGAGCCGGGCACTTTCCCATCTTCCCCCAGGGTTGCTACACCGGAAGCTGCGCCCTTCTGGCTATTGGGTACATAGTCCAGCGCCGGAAGCTGTGCGCCCAACACTTTGCCGTCTTCCCCCAGGTCCGCCTTTTCTTCCAAGGCCGCCCGAAGGTCTGCATGGGCCTGCCCGTTTTCATTGTGGGCCGCCACAGCCGATGCCGCCGTCCCCTGGGGGTCGGCCCCGACCATTGCTGCATCATAGTCCCCCATTTGGGCCGTCACAGCGCCGAACCTTCCCTGAAAGCTCGTCACACCGCCGCCAGCCGCCGCCTGGGCGTTTTCACACCAGTATTTTGCGTTGTTGGTGTCCTCGCCTTCCCGGGTCCCGGTGCCGCCTACCGCCCAGCTTTTTGCCTCTTTGCTGCCGGACTCCAACGCTTGCGCAGACTGCGCGGCCTGCGCGGCGCTGGCCGCCGCTCCTTCCCGGGCTGCTTCAGCCCCCGTCTTGGCAGTTTCCGCTCCCACTTGGGCTGACTGGGCCGCAGATTTGGCACTTTCCGCCTCCAACTGGGCCGACACAGCTGCCGTTTTGGCATTTTCTGCCGCCGTCTGAGCTGCCGTGGCTCCAGCTTTTGCCGCCTCGGCTCCAGTTTGGGCCGCTTCTGCTGCATCCTGCGCCGTCTCCGCTCTGACTTGAGCCGCCTGGGTCCCAGCCTGGGCAACTTCCGCTGCGGTTTTGGCGCCCTGGGCCGCCTGGGCACTTTCCGCCGCCGCCTGCGCACTCTGGTCTGCCGTCTGCGCACTAGTTTGAGCCTCTTCCGCACTCGCCGCAGAAGCCTGTTCCGACTGTTTTGCCTCCTGCGCACTGTGAACGGCCTGCTGAATTGTACCCTTGATGGTATCAATCTCTACCTGTAGTTGCTCGGCCTGGGTCGGAGTCGGGTCCGCGGGCTGTCCTGCATCCAGGCAAATTGGCGCTGCATCGACCCAAAGAGCTGTCTCCAGGGACCGCTGCCGCTTCCCTTCTATATAGCCATCGACAATGAAGGTAAGCTCTCCCGCCTCCTTCAGCGGCTCGCCGGGAATGGGAAAGACATAAATGCGGGTGCTCTTTGTGGCGTCTTCCAAAAGGTCCGTTGTCAAAACGCGCTTGACCGGGTCTTCCATCAGTGCATTCCAAAAGGTCACTGTTTTTGCATACTCGTCCCAACTGGGGTCAAATTCAATGCGCAGACTTTTGGCATTGGCCTCATGCTGGACCCCCGCGTGCTTACAGTCCTTTGTCAAATAACTGCCGTTTATTTTTACTTCAATGATTCCGTCCATTTTTTCGCCTCACTTTGTATCACCCATTGTGCCAAGAAGAAAACCGTGGCCCTTCGTAAAGCCTGTATGTTGTCGACTTTCTTATAAAAAGAGGGACGGACAGCGCTTTGGCCATTCGTCCCTGTGCCGTGTCACAGAGTATCAAACTCAATCTCGCGGTAAAGATTCACTTAAAGGTCGGCAATATGCGCCGGCTGCATGGACTTTTCAATGAGCTTGGTAGTCTCATAGTCCTGCATCTCGCTTTGGTCCAGAAGCTGGGCAAACTTCCTTTTGATTTTGACCCGCTCCCCACGTTTGATGTAGCAGTTTTCATCTCCGACTGCTACGTACACATCGTCGGCATATTTGCCGCTGCCCTTAAATAGCTTCACTTCCACATATTCATTCCAGTAGTCCTCACGCTTCTTGCGCAGCTCTTTTTCTTCCTGGCTCATCTCTCCCTTGGCAATAGTCTGGGCCTGCCGCACAATGCGCTCAGCCTGCTCCTGGGCTTCTTGGAGCATCTTCTCAATCTGCTTTTGCACAGTTTCAATATCCACAGGTTCAATTTTGGTCTCTTTCTTCTCTGCCATATCGTCACTCTCCATCTCATTTTTCTCCGCCTCAGGGTAGGGCAGAAAAGTCTGCCCTACCCCGACATGGGCCCGTTAGTTATTCGTCGTCGGATTGCTGGTAGAAGTAGATTCAATACGGACCATGAACTGCTCTACCAAACGCTCTGCTACCTTGGTGCCCTTCCAGCCTACCGAAGCCCGCTGGTTCAGTGCATCAGCCGTACCGGCCGAGCCAAGCTGCTTGACAATGTGCTCCAGGCCGCCGCCCTCGATTTCCGTGACGCCGTAGGCATTGTCGCCCAGTACCAAAGTGGCATAGACCGCCCGCTGGGAGGCAGTCGCCGTGCCGGAGGATTTGTCCTTAGCTGCTTTGGCCCAAATCTTGGCCTCTGTGGTCTCCACAAAGCGGACGCCGGCAATTTTGCCAATTTCCCCTTCGTACCAGTCAGCCGGGTCGCAGTAGGTCCGCACATCCTTCCATTCCGGGTCGTTCATCAGGTCATAGGAGACGTCCGGGTGGATGATTGCTACAAAACTGTCTCCAATTTTGTCCGCGTTCTGATTCTTCAGCATCCGCACTGCCTTTTTGATGTCGTCCACACTCAAATAGCAGTTGTCAGCCGCCGTGGCGCTGCCGCCTACCAAGTCCGCTCTTGCCGAAACGCCGCCGGAGTACAGAACATTGGTGCCGCCGCACAGCACCTCTCTCGTGATGGTGTCCAGGGACTGGCCAGCCTGGTTGCCCAGGAGCTTGGTGGCCTGGACCATGGTGTTGTCGATAGATGTCAGCTGGAGCATATCCGAAATGGTCACATAGCCGCCATACTGGGCTACCGTCGCCTCCACCTTGGTCACAGTCAAGCTCTGTCCGTCGGGTGTCACGCCTTCCGTCAGAGCCGTGGTCAGTTTCGGCAGGGGACTGAATTTGCGGAATTCAATGGTCTTGCCGCCATTTTTCGGAATGGGATGCTTCTGGCCAAACTGGTCGTGGACCAGCTTGGGTGCAGCGTTATCGATGAGATAATCGCTGTAGTATGTTTTCATCTCCGGCGACAAAGTAGAAGTGCCGGTCGTCTGGGTGTTGGGTGCAGTTGCAGCTGCGTCAGCAAACAGCTGAATATCGTATGTATCGTTGTACATTGTCTTATCTCCTTTCGTCGTCGGAGCAAAGTCCATTTCGCTCCATCCGCCTGACGGCGAATCTCCGCTCCATTTCCTTGCTCCTCCTCTTCCCTGTCAAGGGTCAAGCCCTTGCCAGGGCCTTTTGGTTTGGTCTGGCTCACTTTGCTCTGCCATCTACGCGCTAGGTGCCGCCGCTGCGTGGCGGCCAAGCTCCGAATCGCCCGCCTGCGGGCGGGTGTCCTCTCCGAATTGCACCCGCTTACGCTGGGCTGCAATTCGGTTCTTACTTTGCTCGTCGTTCTCCCCACAAGGCTGCCGCCTTCCGGGGCCCTATTTTGTTTCAGCCCTCTTGCTTTGCCGGGGAATGCAAGGGGCTCTCCCCTTGCCCGATTGAAGGGGGTCCGGGGGGAAACCGTCCTCGCAAAGTCCGCTCCATTCCGCCCGGCTTGCCGCCGGGCATCCATTTCGCTTCCTTGCTCCTCCTCTCCCCGTCAAGGGTCAAGCCCTTGCCGGGGGCCCTTATGGCGTCTTTCTCTTTTACCCAAGGGCTTTTCTCTTTGCACGCGCAAAGAGAAAAGGGCTAACCTCGTCCTCACAAGGCTGCCGCCTTCCGGGAGCCTCATTGGGAAAATCAGAACCTAATCTGTTCCCCTCGTCCTACGCGCCTTGCAATCTCGGCCCGGTCGGCCCGGGTCAGATGCGAAACGTCACTTTTAATTACGGCGGCGCTCTGGGAGGATGTGCCATTTTCAGTCGGGCGGGATGCCTTGGCCTTTATCCGGGCCTCCATCTGCTGGCCTGCTGTCTGTGCAGCTGCCCGTGCAGCTTGCTCTTTGATTTCCTCCATGTGGATAAGCTCATAGGCTTTCTGCACCGGAAGTCCCGAGCGCAGCAGCCCCAAAAAGTCCCGGTTTTCCGACTCTTTTTTGAAGTCAAACGACGGGTACAGTGCCTTCACATCATCCGCCTGACGATACCACTGGTCCAGCTGCTGGTTCATGCGCTGCTGGCCCTCTTCTCGCTGGCGGATGCGTCTGAGCTCCTCGTTCTCCCGCTGGAGCTTCTGCAGGGCTTTGTACTGCTCCACCGTCATTCCCGCTTCTTCTGCGGCCTCCTGCCAATACTGGCTGTCATCCTCGATTGCCGCCTGGAGCTTGCCCAAATCGCCGTCTGTAATCTTGTATCGCTGCAGTAGCAGGTCCATGATTGGCTTTTGTGCGTTCAGGCTATTCTCCATGGTCTTCGCCTGCTTGAAGCGGCGGTTAAAATAGGCGTTGAATTTCTCTGTATATTGGTCCTTGTACTCACCTTCAATGAGTTCTTCAAACGCTTTCCGCTTGGCTTCCAAGGTGTCAGACGTAGTAGTCACGCCTGACTCTTTGGCGTTTTCCTCGCCAATGCTCCCGGCATCGGAGCTCGTGGTATCGGGCTGAGGAGCGTCCTCCTGCTTGCCGTATACCACATTGGATAATTCGCCCGATTTTGACCGTTTATTCCCGGCCTCTGGTGCTTTGCTTTCCATCGCCTGTGCCGCGCCTGCGCCGGCTGTAGCGCCGTCTGCGCCGGTGGCCGCGCCGTCTGCAAACAGCTGCAGGTCGATTGCAAGCAGATTTTTGTTGTGCATGTGTCCATGCTCCTTTCTTCAGGGCCTTTCCCCCAGGTCATACAGGGCCTTTCCCCCAGGTCTCGTCAGAGCAAGCTCCACATCCCTCGCCCCGCCGCAAGCGGCAGGTCTCGACCGTTTCGCTGCTCTTCCTCTGCCCACGAAACTGCCGTTTCGTGGGCCCCGGTAGTTTCGCAAAGTCCATAACGGACCATACGGCTTGCCGGGGTTCCCATCTGTACCGGTCTGCCGGTACGGTCCCACACTCTATCATTTTGCAGGACCCTCTTGTATCGCTTCACTGGACTATTGTAAGTTCTACACAGTCCGGATAGTTAGCTGCAATCTGCCCATAGCCAGTTACCGCCATCTCAAACGCTGCAAGCGCCGAATCCGTTTTTTTACAGCACACATGGACGTACCCTTTGGAGACAGTCGGCTTGATTACAGGGATGGCTTGTGCCTGCTCCAGCTGCTCCAGATAGCCCAGTAGTGCATAGGTAATCGCAGAGACGCCGGCGCACACAATGTCTTTTCCTATTTCATGAAACCCGGCGTGTCCCGTAAGCGTAAGCTCACACCCGGCGCAGCTTCTTTCATATCGAATCTCAATCATTCATCTTTGGCGTAGCATTTTTCGCCAGTTTTTCGCCATAGGCGGTCATGGTGCTGGTCATTGCATCTTTTTGGGCCTTTCCCAACCCGCTCTGGCCGGGCTTGCGTTCGGCGATTGTATCCGCCGTCTGAGCTTCTGCTCCGCCGCCCATCACGTCTTGTCCTGTTGCAGCATGGATAACTGCCGCCATTTCCATCATTTGCTTTTGCATTCTCGCCATCTCATTTTGCAGCGTCTGCCCCTTCTGCACCTGGTCTTTGACCTTCTGCAGTCCGTCAAAGTCCATCAGCTCCAAGGCCATCATGGTCTGCTGGGCCAGCTGGGGATTGAAAAAGCCCATTTGGTACAGCTCTTTTGCCAGCTCATTTTGGGCCATCTTGGAGTAGGGCGAGCGCTTTTGCGGCTTTATCACAATATCAAATACCGGTTTGCGGCTGGCCTCGATATACCCCGGCTCAAGCTCCTGCCCGGCATAGGCCGGCGGCAAGGGCTGGGGCCCAATGGACGCGTTGGAGAATTGAATGTACTGATTTTCCCCTGTGGGGCCCGTGATGCGGAAGGTCCTGTGCTCGTCGTAAAACTGCCGAATGAGCTCAATCGCCAAATAGCACTCCTGGGTGTAACAGCGGTAGGAGGCGCCAATCATGTCCCGGCTGGTTTTGCTGCCTGCTTCCTGCAGGGCCGCAATGGCCGCCGCCGCCGTGACGCCGCCGGAGGCGGACCCCTGGCTCACGTCCCGGTTGGAGGAGGTCTCCTTCAGCTCGTCAATTTTCATTTGCAGCACGTTTAGCACATTGCCGCCCACCTGCTGCACCTGAAGCGGCTGAATGTTCCCCAGGTCTCCCTCGTACTCCACCAGCGGGTCCGACCAGTCCAGAAACTGCTGCCTGTTGATGCCCGTGCTCTTTTTCACCAGATAGCGCACCTTGGCACTCATCATGGAGTTTTCCAAAATCACCTGGCTCATTTTGTCGATATACAGCTGGGGCGACTTCATAATCGCAATATAGCCAAAGCCTACGGGGGTGCCTTCTTCCGGAAACAGAACATCAAAACTGACCGGATATTTGCCGTGGTCGTAAAAGCCTCGCTCCCGGTATTCCGGCTCATTCTCGCTTGCATAGAGAATTTCCCCGGCGGCAAATTTACAGTAGTGCAGCACGGTCTTACCTTCCGGCGTACACTTTTTGTAGTACCAGTCCACCACCACGGTCTTGTCTGTTACATCCACCGTGTCGTCATAGACATACTGCTTCACATCAATCAGCTGCCCGCCGGTTTTGCCCCTCAGCTGCGGGTACTGCTGCTGCAAAAGGTCGTTGTCCTGCAGGTCCACCACAAAGAGATTGCGGCTGGCCTGTAAGTCTGTAATGCCCGGCTCCCAAAAGATATTCAGCATATCAATGAACCGGACGTCCACATCCCCCATGCCGTCTTCTAAGTCTTTGTTCCAAAACACACCTTTGGCGACTACGCCGTGCTTCAGCTTGTACCACGCGCTTTGGGAGTATGTCTTTTCGTATTCGTTTCTTTCAAATATTACCGGCAAGATGGCCGATAAGGTGGCAGCATCAGCCTCGTCTTGCTGCTCTCTTGGCAAGACGTTGGGCTCCGGGTAGTTATCCATAATGTCGGCGTGCTTGTTGGCAAGGGAGTTAAAAAGCCACGCAGAGGTGGGTTCCGGCCGAGCCTCTTTTCCCTGCATCTGGGCGCTGGCGCTGCCGCGGATAACGTCCCAGTGGCGCAGACGCCACCATCGCTCCTCCTCTACAATCCGGCTCTCTAAATTGCGCTTGCCGTCCTTGTACTTTTTCAGGGTGGCAATGGCCTTTTCAATGTCTTTTTTATCAATGGCAGGCTCAGCTCCGCTTTCTGGGCCGTCTGGCTGCGCCGCCCCCAGCGCAGCACCAGTCGGCTCTGTCGCCCCCGGCGCCGCACCGGCTGCGCTATCAGCGCTGCGGTCGCTTCTCTGGTCTATCTGCCCCGGCGCGTCTTTTGCGCCAATGCCCAGCCTCTGGGCCGCTAGGGCCAAATAGTCTCTTGGCGTCTTTCCTGCCCGGTTGGGCGTCAAATCAAGCCCATTTGGATACTTGCCGTCTACTGGTCTCATGTTTTCTCCTTTTAATACTTCCTGTAAAATGCATACCTATCTACTTCCGTCTTGTCGTCTGCTTCCAGCGGGTTATAGACTTCCGGCTTGCGGGACGCCACCTTGACCGGCTTCATGGGATTGGCCATGCAGAGGTAGCGCACCTCGTCGGCCACATGGTCCTCCTGCCTGGTGTCAATGTCCTCGGGCCTGTTTTCGTCGTACATCAGTAGCGGAATGGTCCGGATAAACGCCTTGCAGCACGAAAAAATATACATCATCGGCACGCCGTCGGGGTCAAACTGCAGCCGGTAGTGGACCTGCATCCAGCCCGGCAGCCGCTTGTGGTCCCCTTTCTCGAAGTAGACGCCGTGGCTTTCTGCCGTCTCGGCAATGGAAATGCCGTGACTTGCGTCCCAGATAGCCGGGTCCGCCACGCCCTGAATGTGCCTTCCTGCCAGCCATGGGTGCTCCGTTTCCGTCCTTTTTATCTGGGCAAATATCTCATCCGGCGACCACTTGAGTCCCACGTCTGCCTCCTGGGCCACGCAGCCGTAAAGCTCTAAAATTCTGTAGAGCCTGCCGTCGTAGTCTACCGCCCACCAGCCGCAGGAAAAGGGCTTGGAGTAGCCGAAGTCAAAGCTGCGCCAGATGGGCCACTGTCTGGGTGGGTCAAAGGGCGCAATCACATGGGTCCACAGTCTGTCGTCATAGTGACTGGGGTCGTTTCGAAACTCTTCAAAGACCTGTCCCTCGTATACATCCCAGCAGCCGTCCAGGTGGGCCTTGCGCTTATGCTCCGGCAGAGCCTTCAGCATGTCCACATACTCGGGATTTGCCTCCATGAGGACCTTGTTGTCGTAGACGCCTGCCTGGATGAACACATAGTCGTCTGGGTTTTCCGTGTCCTTAAAGTTGCGGTCAATAAAGATTCTCTTGATGTACTCATGGCCTACGCCGCCGGGATTCATGGTGTAGTAGACCCTGGGCTTAAAATCCGTGCGGGTGGTGCGCAGCGACGTGCAGATGAAGGTAATCCACTCCTCTGGGAACTGGGTTGCCTCTTCAAAAATGATAAAATCAAACTCCTGGCCCTGGTATTGCAGCAGGTCTCCATCGTTGTCGCAGTAGCCAAGGCACAGCCTGCTGCCGTTTGGGAAAAGGAATGCCCTCTCGTCTTGGTTGTATTTGGCATACCCATACAGCTCTTTTCGAAGCGGGATGATGTGGTTGTTTCGCAGCTCCGGCATGGTCCGGCGCAGAAGAAGGCCCCGCAGACCGTCGTAGCGCATACACAGCATGACTGCCTTGCGCCGGCCGGCCCAGCTTTTGCCGCCGCCTCGCGCTCCACCGTAGCCGATGTTCTTGGCCCTGGCCTGAAAGAAGGCCACCTGCTTTGGATTCGGCACTTCTTCCCGTAGGTGCCGGAAAATTAAAGGCTCCGTCGTCCTCACAACCTCCATATCCCTCTACCTGCCGCAAGCGGCAGGTCTCGTCCATTGCGGTGTTCGTCCTCTCCCCACAAAACCCGCTTCGCTGGGCTTTTGCGGGGCCCCCCTTATTTCGCCCACTCATCGAGTACCCCTTCAAACTTCACCACCTGGGTTCCTGAAGTCTCCACACTTCCGTCAATGTCCAATGCCTGTGGGCTTTTCCCATACCACATCTCCGCAAACCACCGCTCAATATCCGCTTTGACCTTGACCGGTGTCTTTTCATCTTCACAGATGGCTCTGAGCCTGGCCGGTGCCTGCTTGGCATACTCCTTAAACTCCGGAGGAAGCGGCGCCCGCCCACGGGGATTTGCATTGTTGCATTTGCCAAATCTCCCCTTTGCATCTCGATTGGCTCCGGTTTCATCCCGTTTAGCCGGTTGCAGTTTTTCTGTCACATACTCCCTCCCTGCGTCCACACGAAGTCTACTCTGCATATTTATAAAACCATCATAAGCGAAAAAATAGAGGCCACAGCGACAACTGTCGCCGTAGCCTCTATCTTTTTTTGTCTGTTCTTCCCAGTATGTAATCTACACTGACTTCGTAATAGTCGGCAATCATGCGCAGCGTGTCTGCCCGTGGTAGCCGCTCACCGCGTTCAAACTTTGCCAGAGTGCTTTTCTCTAAACCGATCAGCTCCGATGTGATGGCCATGGACTTAATCGGTCTTGTGTGGGTTTCTCTCAACTGCCGGAGCCTGCTGGCCAAACTATCCATGTTGCTTTTCTCTAGCTCGCAGTGCATCAGTGCCCCCTTCCCGGTCATTGGCCGCGGCCAGCAAACGCTCGATCTCCCTTGCCACTATGGCCGGATAAAAACCTTTGGCAAGCAGGCTTTCTCGCAGCTTATCTGCGTCAATCAGTCTTTGACCCATCTGCATTTGCCTCAAATCTCTCCACACAGATTCTGCCAACTACAGGCTTTAGCGGCATCTTTGCGCCCGTTACCTTTGCCACGGCCTGCAGTGCCTTCCCACCCAGCTCAAAGCTGTCGCAGACACATCTTCCGATGGTCTCGGCGCTCTTGGTCTGCACGACGACCTCTTCTCCTTCTTTTAGACTGATCCCCGCCGGCGCTTCAAATAAAAAGGCTTGCGCCCCATTGGTATGCTTGACAAATACAACCGTCATTTCCTATACTCCTCCGGCGGCAGCTTTCCCGTCATGTAGATGTAGCTTTTCAGCTTTCCATAAGTGCCGTAAGGCGGCCGGTACTGCTTCGTCAGCGCCACGATCTCCTCTAGCCCTAGCCCTGCCGGCCCGTCCTTTCTCCCCGGCTTTCTCTTTTTGAGCTGCTGCCTCTGCTGCCCATCTAAACTGCTGCAGTGGTCGCAATACCGCCGCCTCTTCCCCGCAATAGGCCCACCGCAGATGGGACACCGGCGCATTGGCATCTCTTCTTGTATTCTCTTTCGCCTGATTTTAGCCAGCTCCGCCTGCCGCCGACGGCTGCATTCGCCGCACAGGGTCTTTCTCTCCCTCTCATATGTAAAGATGGTGCCACATTGGACGCAGGCCTTTTGCTTTAGCTTCTCCAATTTTATTGCTCGCCTCCGTCCAGAAAAGACTGCCAGCAGCTCCCATCGTCTTCTTTATGCGGGCAGTCGTCATTCTCGCTAAAATCGAGAATCGGCCCGCCTTTGGCGCAGTCGCAGCACATTCCATGGACCGCTATCGCTTCACACTGGGTCATATGTTATCCTCCAAAGCAGTAGTAGGTGGTCGTTCCCAGCGTCTCATCATAATAACTGGCGTAGACCTCTCCCTGCACAACCGTTGACTGGTACAAAACATTCTCCGGCAGAACACTTCCGTTTTCTAATAGCCATCTGGCATTTTCTCTCGTTCTTTCATCCGGCTGGACTGTCTCCAGCCATCCGGAGATGGCCGGCGCATACTGGCCTGGCTGATAGATGACCGCTTGCAGCGTGTCCGGGAATAAATCCGACGCCACCCGATTCAGGACCACAGAGCCAACGTATAGTTGCTGCTCGTCCGGTATCCAGTTGCAGCCCATTTCGCAGGCGATAATCCGCGCCAATAAGTCCTCTTCACAGGTCCAATTTTGGCCGGCAGTCCCGGCGCTGTCTTGCACTGTGTGGACCTGCTCCTGCTTACTTTCCGCTGCTTCCTGCAAGCCCACCATCTCCCCCGATAGCAAGCCTGCCGTCTCTTCCGATGTCCCGGCCTCGTCAGAGATACACTCGTATTGCAGTGGCTGGGGACCAGCTTCCTCTCGCGCATTCATCCTGTCCAGAGGGAAAAGCGCCGCCTCTGCCGGTTCTTCCTGCTGAGTTTCCACCGGTATTATTGCCAGGAAGCTGCTAAAAACAAGGACTATCGCCAGCAAAAATCTCATGTTAGCTCCCCTCTATATAGCCGAAACCAGTCCTCCGCCCGCATCAGCACCATCCAAGGATAGTCGTTTTTCTTCCACGCCACGATCGGTAGCTCCCCTCGTCCGGCCTCGTGGGCATCGTGGGCCGCCTGCACCATGTAGTCCCACGGCCGCAGGGCCTCGGTCCTTTTGACCTCCATGTGGATGCCCGGCAGCCCCTCTACATCGCCGGCTGCGCCGGTGTTGCCCCTGTATTGGGCCGTCCGGGAGCAGGCATACCCCTGCTCCCGGCAAAATTTCGCCCACTCCCGTTCTCCCCGCTTGCCCTTTTCTCTGCTTGCTTTTCCCATCTGGTTTGCCTCCTAGAACGGTATCTCTGGATCGTCTTCCAGCATGGTGGGAAATTCGTCCTCCCCCGGCTCCGGGTCTCCAAGCAGATGGCCGCTGCCGGCAATGCGCTCTTTGTAGGTTTGACTGGCCTTGATCTTGTCCCGGACCCACTGGGGCAGCTTCTCTATGTCCTCCAGGGGGCTGTCGTCCAAGTCGAAGATGACAGTCTCCATGGTCTGTACCAGAGCCGGCATCCCCTTTGGCATTTTCATAACGCCTCCCACGTTGGCGTAGGTGGAACCACCTGACTCTCTGTGGATGATGCTCAAAAGGCACGGCACGCCCACCACACTGCGCAGGTCAAACTCCGCCAGCTCATCGTCTGTAAAGTCCCGCCCTCTCCAGGAGGCCAGGTCTTTGCGCAGTACGGCCTTTTCGTTGAGCGAGCAGGTGTAGGTCTGGCTGATGACTCTGCTTTTTTGCTCGCCATCAATTTCAATCTTCTCATTGGGAAGCTCCCACATGAGTAGTACCTTCTGGGAGCTGTTCTTGTATTTTTCGCTGTACTGCATTCCCAGGTCTACAAGGCCGTAGCAGATGGCCGGATGGGTTCCCGCTTCGATGGGGGCAATGGCGCTGCCGCCTCTACTTGATGCTTTCAGTGACATTTGTTTTTTCCTCCTCCAAAATTTCCAGCGGGCACCACAGGCCCACCAGTCTGTCGTCTACGATGTATTCGCCGGTCCGGCGGCACTGCTTTCTGGCGTACGTCTCCAGCATGGGGCACAGACCGCAGCATACGTTGCGGTCTGGAAATGCGAGCTTTACCGTGGCCACCGCGTAGGACTGTACGCCTCGTTCAAATCCCTTCATAGGCAAACTCCTCTGTGATGCCCACGGCGTCAAAAAGCTCTTCCACCGGCCAGTTGGTGTGCATCCAGTCCTCCAGACAGCTTTTGTCGCAGTGGAGCAGGTGCCGCCCATCCCGGCGGATGACATCTCCCTCGTATATCGGCTCACCGCAGGCGGCGCAAATGCCGATTTCTTTCCGGCCCGGTTCTGTTTCCCATCCAACCATCTTGACAATTCCCATCTCCTTCGGCTATAATGGCCTTGTTGTAATTTGCTTTTGCTGCCTATTGGTCTTGCATACCAATGGGCAGCTTTTCTTTTTCCCGCCGCGTTTGGCAATCCTCCCGCTGCCTCCAGGGCCGCAGGTCCGTCGCCGGTCTCATTGTGCTTGTCCTCCTTCCTCGCTCTGCCGCGCCAGCAGCCGCTGCACCGCGTCTTTTTCAAACTGGGTCAAGGTGTCGTCGTGGCGCTGCACCTTCTGGATGGGTTTTGCCGCCGCAGAAGCCTCGGCGTCTTTTCTGGCCCAGGCCCGTATGGTCGCCAAATGGCTCTTGTAGTGCTTTCCGGTGCTGGCTACGTACTCAGACAGTCTCTCCACGCGCGCCTGCCAGTCTGAAAACTCATTTTTCAGCTTGTCCAGCTCCATGTCTGACAAAAGCACATTGCCATATTGGCCATACTTGTGGCGGGTGGGAAAAAAAGGACCGCCCGTCCTTTTTTCTTCACTCTCCTTTTCTTTTTCTTTGTCCTTTTCTACTAAATCTTTAACTATGGGAATCAATAAAGTC